ACCGTCAGGGCAGAAGCCTGAAGCGTTTGAATGAACTCTTTGCCATGAACGGACAGGTCGGTTTCCTGGCCTCTCAGCGTGTAGACGGCAAGCTCATTCTTCCCGAAGCCGTCAAGACACTTACCATCAAAAAGGCGTGATGTTATGATCACGCTGAAAGAGGCAAAAAACTATCTCAGGGTAGATTACGAGGAAGATGATAAGCTGATTCAAAGTTTGCTGTTTACAGCAAAGAATCTGGTTATGGATGTTGGCAGAATGGACGAGGACAGTTTTTCTCAGAATGAAGATACCGTGCGGACAGCGATGCTTTTCGCATTTGGGTATCTTTATGAAAACAGGAGCAACCCTGATTACAAAAAGCTGACCTTAAATCTTCGTTCAATTTTGTTTGCACAGCGAGAGGGTGTGATGTAATGGAAATCGGAAACTTGAATCAGAGAATTACCATTTTGGAACACAGAACAGTTGTGGACGAGATCGGCAACCATATTACAAAATGGGAAGAAAACTTTTCATTATGGGCAAAAGTTACGGTAAAGACAGCAACAGAAACCACAGATGCAGGAGTGGTTAAAGAGGTGCAGAAGCTGGAATTTCTGGTTCGTCAGAGTCCTGCCTCACTGAATATCAACAGCACCAATTTCCGTATTCTTTTCAGGAATAACATTTATAATGTCACCGGAATTACTCCTTTATACGACCACAACAACTACATGAAAATCGAGGGTGAAATACGAAAGGCAGGTGCTTCCGATGACTACAGTTGATGCAATGGCTGATGAGATTATGAAAGGTCTGACGGAATATGCAGACCTTGCAGATACTGCTATGAAAAAGGCGGTCAGAAAAACTGCAAAGTCTGTAAAAGATGAAATATCCGCCAATGCTCCAAAGCGAACAGGTGCATATTCTAAAAACTGGTCGGCAAAGAAAACCAAGGAAAACAGCCATTCTCTCGAAATGACTGTGCATTCTAAAAACAGGTATCAGCTGGCACATTTGTTGGAAAAGGGATATGCCAAGCGTGGCGGTGGACGTGTATCCGGCAAACCACACATTGCTCCTGCGGAAGAAAAAGGTGTACAGCTTTTTGAGAAACTTATCGAGGAGGCCTTGTCATGACTTACGAACAAATCAATGAGATGATGCAGGAGATGGGGCTGCCTTTCGCCTACCATCATTTTGCCGAAGGCGAAAGTCCTGAACCGCCTTTTCTGCTGTTTTTATCCCCCGGAGAAAATACATTTTCGGCGGATAACTCCATGTATTTCAGCTTTAAAATGCTGGATATTGAACTCTATACAGATGTGAAGAATCCTGAACTGGAAAAGCAAGTTGAACAGGTTCTGAAACGTCATAAAATCTATTACACAAAATCGGAAGTATGGATAGAGTCCGAAAAACTCTATGAAGTACTGTATGAAACGGAGGTATAACCAATGGCGAACAAGAAAAACAAGGTTAAATTCGGTTTGCAGAATGTCTACTGGGCAAAAATCAATGAATGGGGTGAAGATCCTGACGGCAACAAAACTGTCCCTGCATACGGTCCGTCAAAACATCTCCCCGGTGCTGTATCGCTTTCTATTGACGCAAACGGCGAGGCAGAAAATTTTTATGCGGACAATGGCGTTTATTATGTCATCAACAACAATGCAGGATATACAGGTGACCTTGAAATTGCTCTTATTACGACAGAATTTGCAACTGAAATCTTAGGAGAAATCCTTGATAATAACGGTGTTCTGGTGGAAAAGAATGACACAGAACTTGCACAGTTTGCATTGATGTTTGAATTTCTAGGCGACAAGCATCATATCCGTCATGTGATGTATTGTTGCAGTGCGTCACGTCCTGCGACAGAATCTGCAACCACTGAGGAAAGCACAGAAGTCAAGACTGAAAAGCTGTCGCTGAAAGCTACTCCTTTGCCGACAGGTCTTGTGAAGTCCAAAACTACTGAAAGCACCACAGATACGGTGTATAATAACTGGTTCAAGATGCCGTATAATCCTGATACGACCGTTAAATCTTCTGCAAAGTCATCTTAAGGAGGTATTACTATGGCTATTCAGAAAAATATTACAATTGATGGGATTGAAGTACCTTTTAAGGCAAGTGCTGCTGTGCCACGCTTATATCGTTTGAAATTTAGACGTGACATTTACAAGGACTTTGCAGCACTGAAAACTGAAGTCACTGAAGGTGACGAAAACAAAAGTGAAATCGGTATTGAAAGTCTTGAAGTCTTTGAAAATATCGCATATATCATGGCAAAACACGCAGACTCCAATGTTCCTGACAACCCCGATGATTTCCTGGAACAGTTTAACACGTTCAGCATTTATGAAATTCTTCCTCAGCTTATCGAACTCCGGGGACTGAACACCGCAACGCAGGTAGAGTCTAAAAAAAACATCGCCAGACTGACCGCCCGATGACAACCCCTCTTTTCCTTCTGAGATGCAAACAGCTCGGTCTTTCTATGACCGAGCTGGATTTGCTGACGATTGGACTTATCAATGATATGTTCACGGAACGTGAAAATGATGCGTATTCAGGGTGGAATGAGGTCGCTGGACAGGCGGATTTTGATGCGTTTTGAATTAACAAATGTGTGCTTGCAACTAAGCTAATAACTGTTCAGAAGATATTTCTCCGGCAGCTACACCAAGAATCAACCGTGTTAATTCTTCATCTTCATAATCAACATCAATTCCATTTAACATTAGAAAAATAAGCATTACATGAGTTCCGATTCTCTTGTTTCCATCAACAAATGCGTGATTTTTAATTAAACTGTATCCTAACTGTGCTGCCTTATCAATTATTGTAGGATACAATTCTATTCCTGCAAATGTTTGAAACGGAGCATTCAATGCCGATTCCAGCAAACCTTCATCACGTATTTCAGGTGAACCTCCTGATTGAGCAATGACATCTCGATGAAGCAGTATAACTTGTTGTTTTGTCAGACGAATCATTTCGCAAGCTCCTTATATACAGCAGCATTTCGTTTTAATAACTTTTTGGAAATTTCAAGAACATCTTCATCAGATGCAGTTTCATCTGTTTCGGTATCATCAAACACTCGTATTTCATAGCGTGGCTTATTGTTCTTGAAAATGATTGCTGTTCCATATTGGTCAACCGTTCTGGCAACCATAGAAAAATTCTGGTTTGCTTCGGTCATAGAAAAAATTGTGTTTGTATCAATGTTCATACGAACACCCCCCTTTGTATTTATTATATCATAAAGTTAGGATAAATTCAACCTATTTTTCAAAAAAGTGAGGTGAAGCCACAGTGGCAAACAGAATCAAGGGCATAACAGTTGAGATCGGCGGTGATACAACCAAGCTGTCCAAAGCCTTAGAGAGCGTAAATAAGAACATTAAAAACACCCAAATACAGCTGAAAGACGTAGAGAAACTCCTGAAACTTGACCCGAAAAATACAGAACTTCTTTCACAGAAACAGAAACTTCTTGCCGACAGTATTTCTGCCACAAAAGATAAACTTGCAACGCTGAAAACTGCCGCAGAACAGGCAAATACTGCTCTTGCAAATGGCGACATCTCACAACAGCAGTATGATGCCTTACAGCGTGAAATTGTCGATACGGAAAACGAACTGAAAAGACTTGAAACGGAAGCAAAAAATGCAAATTCTGAACTTGCTAAAATCGGTGAGGCAGGACAAGTTCTACAGAATGCAGGCGATAAAATTTCAGGTGCAGGAGAAAAACTTCTGCCTGTTACCGCAGGTGTGACGGCTCTCGGAACTGCTGCTGTGAAAACCGCCTCTGACTTTGATTCTGCAATGTCAAAGGTTGCCGCTGTATCAGGTGCAACGGGTGATGACTTGCAGGCTTTGCGTGACAAAGCAAGAGAAATGGGCAGTAAGACGAAGTTTTCTGCAAGTGAAGCAGCCGAAGCCATGAACTATATGGCGATGGCAGGCTGGAAAACAAATGATATGCTGTCAGGTATTGACGGTATCATGAATCTTGCAGCAGCATCAGGTGAAGACCTTGCCACAACATCAGATATTGTCACAGATGCACTTACAGCATTCGGTCTGACAGCACAGGATAGCGGACATTTCGCTGATGTACTTGCGGCTGCAAGTTCTAACGCAAATACAAATGTATCTATGCTTGGTGAATCGTTCAAATACTGTGCTCCGATCGCAGGTGCTTTAGGTTTTTCGTGCGAAGATACCGCTGAGGCACTTGGTTTAATGGCGAATGCAGGTATCAAGTCTACACAATCCGGTACTTCCATGCGTTCTATTATGACTGCTCTTTCCGGCAATGTAAAATTTTGCTCTGCCGCCTTCGGAGAAATGGAGATCGCAACTTCCAATTCAGACGGTTCTATGCGTAGCCTTTCTGATATTTTAGCAGACTGTAGGGTTGCATTTGATCAGATGTCCGAATCCGAAAAAGCGAGTGCCGCAGAAACTCTTGTGGGCAAAAATGCTATGTCGGGATTTCTTGCTCTGATGAATGCCGCACCTGCGGATATTGATAAATTGTCGGGTGCCATTGCAAACTGTGATGGTACTTCACTTTCTATGGCGGAAACCATGCAGGATAATCTTGCAGGACAGCTTACCATTTTGAAGTCCCAGCTTGAAGAACTGGCTATCTCTT